GAGACTAATGCTTGCCCTAGAACGTTTACTCCTGAAATATGGGAGATGACAGAGCAGGCAGAACAAGCTTTAGATGCTGGAGAGTCACTAAATTGCATTTTTGGTGCAAGTCTCAAGGACGAACCAACCAAACGTTCAAAGGATAAGGTGCGTATTTCAAGCCGCACCCATTGTACTCCAAATATTGATTCGTAAGTATTTCCTCCCAATTGCTAGATTCCTCTCCATGAATCCACTCCTTTCCGAGTGTGCAGTAGGTGTTAACAGTCAAGGCCCTGAATGGGATGAACTTTCCAAGTTCATGTCCGCCTGGGGAGACGAACGCATCATTGCAGGAGATTATAAACAGTACGATTTACGCATGCCAGCACAATTGACGCTAGCCGCATTTTCAACACTCATTGATATTGCACAATGGTCTGGCAATTATTCTATTCAGAGGATTGCACGCATGAAGATTCTTGCACATGAGGTATGTACACCTCTTGTAGCTTACAATGGTACTTTACTCCGATATATGGGCACCAATCCCTCCGGACATAATATGACAGTTTATATCAACAGCATCGTTAATTCGCTCTTGCACAGATTAGCATGGTTCGATGCATACAGTTTAGATGAACGAATCCAAATGGGTAGGGACTTAAGCTTAGGCCGTCCTGCAACCCTACGCGATCTGTGTAATGTCATGACTTATGGTGATGACGCTAAAGGATCAGTACATCCCGACTATGACGCTTTTAACCACAAGCAAATGGCCGAATTCCTTGAAAGGTATGATATTCAATTTACTATGCCCGATAAAGTGTCTGAGCCCGTCCAATTTATGCACCGTAATGAAGCTGATTTCCTAAAACGTAAGGATCGCTTCGAACCCGCTCTCGGTGTTAACATGGGCATGCTAGAAGAGAATAGTATTTTTAAATCTCTCCACTCCATTACTAAATCCAAAGCTGTGACACCCAACGAGGTGGCATCAACGAACATTAGTGGAGCTCTGCGCGAATGGTTCGCACATGGTCGTGAAGTGTATGAACACCGCAGAGAACAAATGAAAACCATATCCCAACGGGCAAACTTACCCGTTCTAGATCTTGAATTGACTTTTGATGATCGCGTCACTATGTGGCAAGACAAATATGGAGATCTCACTACACAATCTGGTACCATTGATATTGATATTTTTGATGTTGCTACCCACACTTCCGATTCGGAGCCCAGCGAGCTAACCAATCCCTTGGCTTCGCCAATTTTGCCTCCTGAGGCAGCTTCCACTGAACAAATTCTTATTGATAGAGTTAAAGAAGTTCTTGGTAAACCAAAACGTGAAGAATATGTCATAATAGCTCAAGAATACGGTGCAGGTGATTTGTTATATGAAAGCGATAATGTTCTACTCGTGATTGAATGTAAAAGAGTCCTTGGGAGATCTGGTCAATATACTAAGGCTAAGAAACAAGCCAAAAAGTACGCATCTGTTTTCCATATATTGCGTCCTGAATGTTGTGTGTATGCTATCATATACACAGAGTATGGTTTCAAGGTGGTGGATGTCTTCGGCGAGCTTATTTTATGCTCCAAGTTCGAAGTATTCCTAGACCACATTTCTGTCGAACTCTACTAGAGAGTTCACAGTGCGACGCACTTTAAAACGTTCCGTAGGCGCTTGTG